TATTCATCAGTAGCAACATCTTTAATTGCGTATGAACCACTACCCTCAGTTATAAAAGAACCAGTAACGGTTTGAACGGAGTTAGTAAAAGATTTTTGAATATATCTTTTTCTAGCCCCAACTCTAAACTTAACTCTCTCACCTACTTTATATTCTTCTTGTAGTCCTCTCATATAAAGATAGTTATCAGCCAACCCACTCATTGTTAATTCATTTAGTGAACCTGTAGAAAATGATGAGTCATCCCAACGAACTTCTAATCGTGGTGAGTAAATTGTATGTGTGTTTCTTGAGAAAAATTTTAAATGTCCAAATGTTGTTGAATCTGTTTCCTGACTACCACTAAAATTAATTAACATACCATAATTTTCTTCTTGGCCTTTGTACCACATACGAAACATATTTGTTACATCCACATTAACATCAGGTGATTGATTTGAAAATGATTGTACTGATTGACTGACAGTTAAAACTGTTGTACCAGCATTACTCCAAGTTACTTCTGTTCCACCAATTGGATTACTACGATTTTCCCAACTACACCCATTTGTGTTTTTTGGATTGTCACCATCTTTACCAGTGCCTTCTGTCCAAGATTGAGAAATTGGTTGAATGGCTAAAGTGTATTCTTCTGTCATTTCAGAATTACCTTCAGCTTCAAATAATCTTAAATAAACTTTTGTACCACCTACAGAAGCAGGATTTCTAAGTGCTGATATAGTTCCATCAGCAAGTGACTTAGATAATTCAGTAAATTCAGTTCCACTAAATTGAACTAATGCACGAGTAGGATAATTAAATGAACTATTATAAAATTCTTTCTTGACTTCAAGTATTTGGTCTCTTCCAAAGTTTTGGTCTTTGAAAGACTCACCTGTTATTGTTGATGAACCACTTGAAATCCAAGTGTCTTGGTTTGGAAAAATAAAATGATGCATTATCTAACTCTCCCTTGTATATTTTGGTTTGGATTCTTTAATTCAAAAACCGTTGGTGTACCTAAATTTGGTGGTGGAATAATATTAGCATCGTCTGTACTATATAAAGCTGTCTCGAAATCATATTTATACCCATAACCATCTGTACCATTATTTTCAGCTGTAAAAGAACCATCAGGTTCACCATCACCATTAATGTCAGCCCCACCTTCACCATTTGCAAATGAATATCTATAAGTTGGATTGTCTAATTCTGTAGTACCACCATTTGGATGATAATCTAATTTCTGAGTAATCGTTATATGTCCGATTGAACGAACACCTTCAACACCCATTAGTTCAAATTCCAAATTACTTTTATAAATTGGTTGATTGAATTGCATTTTTTCAATTTTAAAATATTCTTTAATTTTTTGAATACAATCTAATTTTACTTGCTGTTTGTTAGCGTATTTTTCAGCTACAACATCAAATATTACACCAAAGTTTACAATATATCCATCTTGAAGTACAACAAAATCTGTTAATAATTTAAAATTATTTAAATAATTTTGTATATTGTTTAATAATGTTAATGGTAAATTATCTGATGTTCCAAGTTCAGATGCAAATGGATTACCAACTAATTGTTTTGAATTATTATAACCCAATAAATAAATATTAATTGTTCCTAATTCTAATTCTCTAGCTAATTCATCTGTGTTAGGAAATGTTCCTACAGTTAAATTATTCTGATTGTATATCTGATTTATCATATTTTGAATTATTGTAAGATTACTATCAGCTACAGCATTTTCTAATGCAGGACTGTTAATATATTGTTCTATTTGGTAAAGACCCATTTGAGTCTGACTAATATAATTATCAACTTGTGTTAAATTAGATGTCCCTTCAACCGTAGGAGTTTCCCTTGTCACATATGCTTTTGCTATGTTTCCAAATTTACTTGGTATGTTCAATACTCTGGCTTCATAGTCTTCCTTTGTCACACATCTGTTTTGTGTTGAGAAAAATGCTTTAGCTTTTTCTTTAATTTCAATTGTGTCCTCTTCATCTTTACCACCACGAGCTGGATTTTGATTTGTAACAGTCAAATTAGTAGCTGTACCTAAAGCTGGACTTGGTGATGGAGTTGGTAAAGTTGTTAAATCAACTGATGATACATTTGAAATAATCCCACCACCTACACGATAAGTAATTGTTAAAGTTGTGTTGTTTGGTGTTTCACCGAGTGTTGAATACTCATCACCTAATAATGGGTCGATAGATTGATTTAAATCATTAGTTTGTCCAGGTATTATGATTCCAACTTGTTCCATATCAATAAATCCCTCATCAATAACTTGACCATTTTTTAACACACCATTACCAAATACAAGTGAAGTTGTGTTATCTAAATTGGTTTCACGAGTAAATCTTTTATTTGATGTAATATAAGTTAATGAGTATGGAACAGCTTCAATTGATACATTACCACTAAAGTCTACATATGCTGAACTCCTATCCACATCATCCGTATAATGAG